CTTGGTGTTGGTAAAACTGGGTCGGGTTATTGAATTCCTCTATTTCAGCAGCCGTTGGCTGTCGCATAGGCGCAGTAGGAGTATTTGCGGCTACTTCGTTAGCTTTTTGAAAATACTGGGTTATACCGCCAGCACCATTAAGCGGATCGCCTAGTGCAGCAGGCTGTGGTGTAGCAATTCCACGAGCCGCATCAGGCTGCATAGGTTGAGCGACAGCACCCGGTTGGGCAGGCATAGCCTGAAACGGATTAGGCAACATCCCGCCGAATGGGGTACTCATCTGCGGCGAAAACGCAGGGGCAGCAGATAACGCGGGAGCAACGGGTGCTGCTGGCGCATTGGGGAGCATGCCCGGTTTGGTCATTCCGACCATGTTGGGATTACCTGCACCAGCCATTAGAACATCCCCCCATTAAAATACGGATAAGGATTTACTGGGGCATCAGGTTTTACAGCGGTTGGGTCAACGAACAAATCATCATACGCCTGGGCTTGCCCTGGTCTTGATTTATTCATATCTGCCACTGCCATTTCAAACATGGGGAAAGACGAGTGCGTTGCCATGCCGTTATAGTCAGTAGCCTCTGGCATACCGTCCATCGCGTTCATGCCGGGATCAACCAACCCAAAGGCAGATGCTGCATCAATATTGGATTGCATAGCCTGCTGTTGAGGTTGGGTAAACCCAGCAACGTCTGGACCCATGTAAGGCATATAGCCAACCTTCTGCAATTCTTCGGCTCTTGCCATATTCCGCATTGACGGCTGCTGAATCCAACTTGGAATCTCAACCGATGATGATTGCTTACCGCCTTTTCCGCCACCTGACATATCAAATATCCTTTGTAAGTGTGGTGAACGCTTCGGTCCACCCTTTGGTTTTTAAAACTCTTGACCAGCCTTTGCGACCAGCGATAGTCATTGCTGTACAACCCTGGGCCTTGGCAAACGCCATAGCAGAGTCATCCATATCGACAATTTGGTTTTTCTCTCCCCCAGCTAGAAAGATATGGAACACTTTCTTGCGGGGAAAAATGATAATTTCTGTTACAGCACAGCCGTTTTCTGCAGGCCAAAACTGCATGTGCGCGGTAGAAATACCCTGCACAATATCTTCGTAAATGTGCGTACCACCAGAATACTCAAGCGCGGATTCAATCCACGGTCTACACCGATTAAGCTCATCACTTAGCGACATTTATTGCTCTATTCGAGTAATCGAAACCTGCACCGCAGGGATGGCGGGTATGGGTGATGATGCGGCTGCATTAGGCAGCGTTAAGCCTGTGTTAGAGACTGAGTAGAGAACCTTTAGATAATTGCCAGCGGCTACTGTTACAAGCGCCGTATGGCTAATTATATCGGCCCCAGCAACGGCCTTTCTAACAGCAAATCCATCGGTCCCGTTGACGTTAATCCACAGATACCCGGTATAACTAGAGCTTGCGGTTGCCTGCGCGGTTACCGTGACTTGCAGCAGTCCAGCTTCGGTGCAGTTAATTTTGGTGGCGTCTGATCCATTAATCGCCAAGCCATTAGCCTGCGTTGCGCTGTTAAACGTAATTGGTGTGGCGGTGTTCGCATTTGACGCCGTCTGAGTAGCCGTTGCATAGAATTGGCCGCAGCCTCCTTCCATTAAGATTTGCTTGTAAGCGTTACCTTTAGCGATCACTGGGTATCCAGTGTTATCCCACAGCATGACGCCCTGTGATGCCGCAGAGTCGCCTGTTAAACGATAAACTAACTGTGATTTGGTAGACGATAGGCTATCAATAAGGCGCTTGCCCCATAACTTCCAGTCTGGGCCAATCGGTTGTGGTAACTGATAGCTCAACGTCTGCCTCCCTCAATGACATTTAACCGCATCTTGCCTGCGCGCCAGTCTTTGAGGTCAGTGCCGTTTATCCGCATCCTTACCTGGCGACCTTGAAACCTTGCCCCGGTTGGATTGCCTAGCGTAAAGGGACCATGACTAGACTCTTCACCGTTAGGATAAAAGCGCGTCTTAAACGTCAGGCTTACCTCACCCTGCGAACCTTCGTCGGGGATGATTTCGTTGACCTTAATAATGGTCTGACCGCTACCCATCGCAATCGGCCCAGACTCTAAAAATGGCGCAGAGTCATGCGCTAAACCAAACTCATGGTTGTACAAGTTCCCAGAAGCATCAAACCAAAGCGGCGATCTGAAAGCACCTAAGTCAACGCCTGATGTACGCGATAGCGTACCTATATTCCAATGACCCTCCTTATAGTCATAGACTACATAACGATCATTCTCCATCGAGTCGCCAGATGGGTAAAACCACCAGACTTCACCAAATTGCGAATTGTGAATCGCGCAGACCTTTGAGCGTTGCGCTGCGTTTAGTGAGGTAAACACATAGTCTAAAACTTCACATGGCATTTCTTGTACGGAGCTTCCGTTGTACTGAAAGAACCCTCCCGTACCCATCCAAAATGCGCCCTCATCAACAGCAATCGCTGCCTGGCGAGAGATAATCCCGCACGATGTGCCAACTCTACTGAATGAGTAAACAAAGGGTGGTCCTGCGTAAGTAGCTGAGTGAGCATCTAAATTGGTTAGTATGAGCGCAGAACCCTTTACCCGGATGCCGCACATAATTTCGCCAGTTGTTTGCAGTTCAATGTCACCCGCTTGATTAGTTGTCGCTGCAGCCCATAGGTTGTTGTTCTCTCGATCCGACCAGGCAACCTTTTGTGGGTTACCCCCTGACGCGAGAGCAAACACAAAACGCTCGTCAGTCACCATGATTGCTTTATTGCCCGTAGGCGCATTACTTAAAACAGCAGCCACTGTTGATCCGTTAAGCTGCCATTGATATATCTTCCCATCCGCTGACGAGCAAGCGACCAAATACTGACCAAAGTTATCGAGCGACCACGTTGTTACGTTCGCAGGTAACGCGCCATCCCTTGACGTTCCATAAGCTGTATTGCCGTAGGTCTGTCCACCGAAGCCATAGTTTATATTGCCGTTAACAGCACCCGCTGTGAAACTGGTCGGCGTAATGTCACTAACTGTTGAGCCTTGATTGATCGCGTACAGTTTGTTGTGCGTCCCAACGGCAATGTGGGCATCGTCAGAGTGATCTGTCCAAGCGACTGCTCCTCTGGGAACTGATGCGGTTGCGCTGGCCTTGCGTGTTGTCCATCCACCGATTGGGCGAACAGAGCCATTTTGCCATCTGATAAAGTTGCCATCAATCCAACGGCCAGACGAGTCTAAATCCGTCCCGTGGTTGTAAATACCCGCCGGGAGTTCAAGGGCGATAAGCGCCATAATGTTTTCCTTGAGCCGCCGGGTTAACCAGCAGGTTATGAATTAGGTGTGAATTTGTACCCGCTTGGGGTCAACGTAAGCTGGCTTGCACCAGGCTCTTACAGGATTTCCATACCGAATGTTTGAAGACTGCCAGGTTAACTGTTGCGCGAAATATCGGCAGCGCGTGAGGTCTTTCCAATAACTTTGCGTTTTATCAATCTCACCATTTACAGACACGACAAGAACAAATACGAGCAACATTACTTTTTGGCTTTTAGCTTGGCTTTACTAGACAAATCTTTTAAATGAAATAACTTTACGCTTGTTTTGGTATGCGACTTGTTACTGTGCAGTGTGCCATCAGACATTTTGTGGCTAGTGCCTTTATGCTCAGTGCCATCTTTTTTGTAGTGCTTAACGCCTTTCATTTACCTCGACCTTTTCTTGTTAGCTGTTGCTCTCGCGTTGCGTTTAGGCAAAGCAGGTTTCGCCTTTTTTCGCGTTTTTGTAGCCGCAGTTTTCTTATATGATACTTTAGCCATGACCTATCCTCTTTACTGTTTGGCCTTGCCTATATTAAGCGCGACGATATCTAGTAGCTTTTGTGCCTTACCCACCAGATCATCATCTTTCTTTGTTTCAGTGAGCGCAGCAATCAACGACGCTAAACTGATTACTGAAGTTATAATATTAAAATACTCTATCAGGACTGACATCACCAAGGCACTCCAGTAGCTTCACTTGTAGCGCGATCAATCTGACCCTCAACTCTGGCGGTACGGTTAGCTTCGACACGGGCTTTAGCTTCTGCCGCTGTTTCCTCACCCTCTATCAAGCTGTTGTATACCCAACCAAGCACATCAGCTTCTGTTAAATCAGCATAAGCAATATAACCTGACGCCGAAGCATCATACGTAGAGAGTAACTTGCCGCCTTCTACCGCCGTGTAAGCAGGGTCGGTGTCAGACGTTGCTCCACAAGACCAATATGCCTTAATTACGCCACCGTCTGCGCCAATGTGTGTCATGTCGGTCACTGACCAAGTTGTAGTTATAGCCATAGATTATTCTCCTTCGAGCGCGGTTAATCTTGCTTCTAAAGTTTCGATTCGGGTCATAGCTTCTTGAAGTGCCTTCACTGCTTTCATATAAAGAATAGAATAACTTACGCTTTTAGTCACTGTTCCAATGTCGTTGTTTTCAGAATCTTTGTCAGGATGCTCATCCACAAGACCACCCATTCCTGCTTCTTCAAGTTCTTGTGCAATCACCCCTAGCATATTAGGGGCATCAAGATTATCAGCCTTCATGCTGTACTTACGAATCTTTAACGCTTTAATATCATCCCATTGACTAGAAGCATCTATGATATTTTCTTTTAATTTAAGGTCGGAAATTCCTGTGTAACTATTGTTAATATTCTGGACATTGCCGTTTGTATAGACAATAAATTTATTTTGTCCAGCAGATTTAGCAACTATGATCGCTTGTACCGTGTTGCTAGTGCCGTTCGCTAACTCAACTAGTAAACCATACGGGTTGGTAGAACTGGTATTTTTTATTAGTAAACCATAATTGCCATTTACAGATGAAGTTCCTGTAATTTGTCCTGCCTCATCAATCCTAAATAACTCAGTACCGCCAGTAGTCCCCGTGCGATCTTTTGCAATGCGAAAGGTTTCGTTACTAGAACTTGCGTTTGAATCAATATTGATAAAAAGGCCAGCCGGAACATTTATAACTCCGTTGTGACTTCCGTTATCATCTAGCTCAAGAACACCGTTTGTTGAAACGAGTTTTGCTGCTGTGACTGTAGAATTGAAAATCGCAGACCCTGAATCTGACATATCCAAACGGAGGGCTGTCACCGTAGCGCCGTTATCATTGCCTTTAAATACAATGTCTCCATCCTGTACCCCTGATTTAATAACAGCATCAGAACTAGAACTTTCTATCACAAGGTATTGGAGGGTAGCGTCTTCAAATATTACAGTTCCGGCATTATCAGCATTTAGTGCAATATATCCTGCGACGTCTAAAGTGAAGTTGCCGTTAGGCGCACCTATGGTTCCGTTTGTTCCGTCACTTGTTATTTCAATATCGTTACCTGCTCCGAACGAGGCGGTTTTGCCATCACCTAAACGAACATGAGAAGCATAATAGGCTGTCCCACCGTCGCTCATATCAAGGGTAAGCGCAATAATTCCTGTGCCGCCATCACTACCTCTAAAGACTATATCTTTGTTAGATGTGGGGGAGTAAATATTAAAATCACCAGAACCTGAGTTAAAAAACTGACCAAAATTAACTGAGTCATCGGCTAGGCTGACAACACTCCCATCAACATTGATCGTAAGGTTTCCACCGACATCAAAAGTTAATGAGCCGCTTGCATCTATCTCACTGCCATCTATTGTGATGGTATCTACAGAAAGTGACGTAACGGATGCAGCCGCAGGATTAGCCGCTCCGATTAGTGCGCCATCTATAGTGCCTCCATCAATGTCAGGGGTGTTGAGGTCCATATTGGCAACAGCCGTAGTCCCGTCCAACAAATTATCAAGATTGTCCAGATTCGTGTTGATCTTGGTTCCCCAAGAGTCTTCGGACGCGCCAACTTCAGGCTTAACTAATGAATATGTTGTAGTCGTTGTATCAGCCATTTAAGCGGCCTCCCATAAATTATCGTTGCTGGACGCATCGGTCCAAGTATTTGTTGTCAGGTTAATATCTGACCAAGTGTTATCGTCTACCGCGTTATCAATCCAAAGGATCGAGCCGCTAACAGAAACTGTTGAGAACGGACCCATTACGACTAAACCAGACGCCGTGATAAATCCTACCGGGGTAAGCTGGCTTTGTGCAGACAGTAAAGCAGCACCAGACACCACCATGACGCCTGCAGCCGTTACAGCCGATACGCCAACTATGGTAGAGGCTCCGTCTTTAACTTTAAGACCTGCCGCCACCACGCTAGATGCTGATGCAATTGTTGTGGCCCCGGCCAATATTGAAACGCCAGAGACTGACACGCTCGATGCGCCTGGTATTGCTGATGCGCCTTGTCGGACTAACGTGCCTGTTGAGCTAACACTTGACGCTGATGCAATGGCACTTACGCCATCTTTAACCACCAGGCCACTAGCAGAGACTGCAGACGCTGCCGCAATAGTGGACGCGCCCTCTTCCAAGTCAGCCGTTGAATACGCAGCCTGACCATATTTAAACCGACCGTATAACATATTAAGTCAGCGTAATATCGAGATCGCCTGCAGGGATTCTAAACACATCACCAGTCGCAACAGCCTTGCTTGCGGATAACGTGCCATACGCCATAAGGTTGCCGCTGGTCGCCGCATCAAATACGCCAACGTGACTGACTGTCCCCCATGACCCGGTAGCCGTTGCAAACTCTTCAGCAGCACTATTGGTCGCTAGATTACCTGACACACTCATCGCCATTGCCAAGCGCGCATAACCGCTACCAGATAGCTCAGTACCACCACCTGTGTCACTAGGCGCTGCAGTGTACAGTCCAAGGTATAAGTTACTTGGCGCTGTGTAAGCATTGCCGCCGAACACATGATCCAGTATTTCTGTCTCTAAAAAGTTGGTAAAGCTCATCCTAATCCCCGTATCTTTAATTTAAGTCCAGCCCCAGAGTTCTTGCTCGTTTCGCTCTGTAGCGTTAATTGATTAACCGCCGCCCCGTACATCTGAGCGAATATTGCCGTTCTCGTGTCTTCCGCCAAATAAGGCGCTGAATGAATCAATGCCCCATATAAGTAAACATCAGGTGCTGTCGTTAACAGCCAGTTAGTTGTGGCGCTATCAGACAGTTCAGGCACCTTCTGGTAATACAGAATCTCTGCGCCATACGATGCATCCGGTGTGGGGAACAGTTCAAACTGGGACTCTGAATGCGTAAAGAATAGCGGCGTTCCTGCCGTGTTTGCGCTAGACATTCGCTTCTCTGCAATTGCCTGCTGCGACACCCTAGACATTGCTGTGGTCGTGCCACTCGTTAGATGCATACGGATAGTCTCAACCCAATCAGACGGCCTTGTGGCGTACTGTGCGTCAAACGTAGTCGTTGCCTTGTTCTCCATCTGCCAATGCCTAACATCACGGTTGATCTGTGATTCGGCTAATGAGATAAACGTAGGGATAACTGACGTTAAATCAGAGCGATTGAGGTAGTCAGCAATGCTTGTTTTAAGCTCGCTGTAAGTAGATATAGCCATTGGGTTACCTTAGATGGGGCTTAGAAATTCACTGCCTTGACGGACAATTTGACGTAGCAGACCTGGCTCCATGTAGTTGCCTTTCGTGCCGCTTTTTACACCGGGTATATCGTATAAATCAGGGATGCGCTTTTCGCTACCCGATAGGTTTAAGACCGCATTAATCTGATCAGAGGTTAAGAAGTTAACCCCATCAGCTACTGCCCGGTTAACACCCGACATGGTTTCTAACGCTGTATCGCCTATTGAATCTAACAAGCCATTACCTTCTGGCTTGGTGGACGCTTGTGCTTGTTCGGGGGTTATCGTTCCCGCTAGTATCGCTCCAGCAACGGGCATGGTCACACCATACTTCTTGGCAATCTCAATGGTCTTGTCATCGAACACGACGAAGTTGTTTGTTCTACCTTTAGGCGAGAATCGGGTTTGAGCATCTGCGTACTTAATGCCTTTAACGCCTTTATCATTAAGCAGCTTAGATAGTGACGCCTCACCGCCTAATTTATTAGCAAACTCTCTATAGGCTTGTGATCCTTGGGATTGATCAAACAACCCCATCGTATTAAAATCTACATCGTCAGCGGTCTTGTAAATCTCTTTTAAAATCGGGTCATCCGTCAGCCTGTCTCTCCAAATATCTTTAAAAGCATTTTGTATTTTCTCAGGCTGATCTTTTAAAGGTAAGTCATAATCAAGAAGATCATCAGTCGAGGCATTAATGTCTACCTCATACATATGACCGCTGTTAGTCGCTTTTATCAATCTTGGCGATGGGTCATAGTCTGTAATATTTTTAGATAAGGCCGCTGATATCGCTTGCGATGGGTGGTCAAAGCCTAACCAATCATCGTCATTTAATGCGTCCACAAGCTCCGTCATTTCCGGGGAAAAAGCTCCTGATCGCGACATATCCATGACATCGGCCGCGTCTGCGTCGTCAGGTAACTCCCGTTGGAATTGACGTTTCTTATCGGAGTAGTTGGTGCTTTTCTTATAGGTTGTGGCCGTACCTTCACGCTCCGCGAAATACAAACCGTGACCGTATGCCTGTGCGCCCTCACCTGTTCCAATGTTGTCGGATGAAAACCGATCAAAGTCATGTGGCGACCCATGAAACGCTTTTATTCGACTAAGTATTCCAGCATCAGCATCTTCTGAGGCAAACATGGAGCCGCCCAATAAACCTAATCCAGTGGCGCTTGCTAATAAGTTGGACGAATCTTTCTTTGATGGATCGAACTGGGCGCTGGTTGAACGTATGTTCTCCGGTCTCCAGTGGACTTCATTTGCTAAATCATTACCAAACTTGACGTTAAGGCCATCAAAGCCGGTGGCATCACTTAACGCACCTAAAAACTCTCCATTATCGGCAAATAAATCGGTTAGCTCCTCCGGGTTTCGCCCTGCGTACTGTGAAGCAAGGTCATCAAGCATCCAATCATCTGCACCACCACTCCAAAACGATTCGTAATAATCGCCTAATGGATTCATATCATCGTGATCAACAGATCGCTTTAACGCACTAGATTGGTCTAGCATCCCCCTTACTTGATCTTCCCGAAGGTCTAGCACCTCACCCAAATGATTAGCTGACTTACCATCAACCTCCATTAGATTGTTTGATCGCGTATACAGGGGTAAAACGCCCGGAGAGTCTGATACCGGAAGACCTCTACCTTTAAACAAGCCATCAGCATAGCCACTGGCCTGCTGTGGTGAGGTTGATAAATAAAAGCCTGGTCCGTATTGATCCGAGCCCTTACCTGTCAACAAAGGGTCAAACTGATCAAAACCCTCTAGGTTGTTTGTTCCGTGGTACTTTGGGGCTCTTGTATCAAAATCAATATCGTTAGCCCTAGCCATCCGCGAAGAGTAATCCATAGCAAGGTCAGAGACAGCGTCAATAATTCCCTTAATCCTATTGCTCATACAATACCCTTCAAATTAACTCTTAACGGCTTGCCCCATGATGTATTGGGCGGCTCATACACCACCGCCATCATTCCAAAGCTATCCGCTGCGTGAGAACTCCAATCGTGATTAGGCCCTAGCCCAACACCTCGATTCTCATCGCGTTTCTCGTGATACCAGCACAAGGCTTCAATGCCTGCCGTACACGCTGGCTCATTAAAGTGTACCGATCCTAATACTCGTCTGGTGGCCTCTACTCGATGCCCTGCGGCTCCTGCGCCCTGATTAGGCACCACCACCACGTTAAAGCCAGCATCTCTCAACGCTGACTCGTAACTAACCGAATAGACTTTGTCGTGTGTTCTACCGTCATGCGGAAGCACAACAGTCTTTATGTTCTGTGATTGATCACGCAGCCAGGCAACGTGTGTCGCTAACGGCTGACCCTGCGCCTCGTAGTACCCCAGCACTCTAATCTCTGACTTGTAAAACTGAACTGTCCATATGCTTGTTGCATCAGACTTCGCCCCGGTCCCACCAATATCAAAGTAAGCCCTAGTGTCCATCAAAGGGTCAGCGTGGACATTCCCTAAACGCCCTTCTCGTCGTGCATCCTCAATGAGATGCGAGTAGTACGCACCCTCATGGGCCTGCAGGAAGCTTCCTTCCCAGACATGGTCGTAAACATCAGGACGTAGTTTCTTATCCGCTAGTCGTTCATTCTCTAAGACGCTTGGAAACCACGGGTTATCACGCCAGTTCAGCTCTACTATCTTAGAGTCATCAGGCGGTGCATCTCTGAACCGTTTGTTTGTAGATGATCGTGCGGCCTCTGGATTCCACGTTACCCATATCTCAGAGTTATCTTCTCGCACTGTAGGGATAAGCTTACGCCACGCCTCTTCCGATACAGGCTCGGCCTCATCCACCCAGGCTATAATGATTCTGGCTTTAGACTTAATGCTGTCTAGGTTGCGCCTTAACCCGGCGAACACATAACTAATGCGCCCATCTTTTGAACGAATATACTTCTCGCCCACATCGTAATAATTCGCTAACCAGTCAACACCACGAATGGCGCTTTTAATCTCCTCTAATGAGCTTTCATCGAGAGAGTTCAGATGCTCCCTAGCGCAAAGTATCTGCCCTGACTGACCACTCATTCCCCATTGATAACCCTTTACTGCAGTCATCAGCGCAAAGGTTCTTGTCTTACCAGACCCTCGACCACCAAAGGCTCCCCGGTAGCGCGCATCACCAGAGAATACTGGGACCAGCTTGCCTGGCAGATTAATGTTCGCTGTAAGCATCGTCATCTGGCGTATAAGGAATTAACTGCACAATCGTCGGCGTCATACTGCCATCACTTGATACATGATCCAGAGCAACTTTACTGCCCTCCTTACGATCAATCATCTTATGTGCTGTGTTCACATCACCGTCCCGCAAAGCTTCTACTAATACGGTTCTAGCAAGCATAAACGGGTTACTTTTAAGCACCTCTTTTTGGTCTTTAAACGCCGCGTTATCTTCCTGAAATTTATAGAACGCAGCCTTGCTGATACCCGCATACATACAGGCTTCCAGGTCAGTACATCCCATGCTAAAAGCATGTTCTAGTTTAGAGACAACGTCAGGCGTCATAACGGTAGGTCTAGCCATAAATTAATACCACTTCGGGGATACTTAAACAGCTACCGAAGACAGAAAAAAAAGGCCGCAAAAGCAGCCAAAGAAGGAGGTAAATAGATAACTAAGAGAGTCAAAAACCCTATCTTGGTAATATTTAACCACATTGTGGCAGGTAACACAACACTATGTGGTTATATTTTATTACCACAAAACAACCTTTATTACACGGACAAACTTTCGTAATCTTTGTCCGCAAGGTAAAGCGAGACTTCATTTTTTTGGTTGTTGGCTATACCTATGCTTACATCAGATGTAACGGACAAACTTTCGCAATCTTTGTCCGAAATGCAGTTTATTACCTTATTTACTGTAATATAGTTGTATTAGTGTAATAGTTACTGTTATAATATAACTTCACAACGCGGAGAGACAATATGAACATGACATACGAAGTTAGTTATAAATTACCAACGGAAAGAATTTGGCATCAATATGGCGTGAATTCGATTGAAGAATCTCGTAATCCACCGCCACTTAGCAAAGAACAAGCCAAAGAGATAGCGGACAAATACAAGGCTGACGGTTACGATACGAATACAGGCTGCAACTCAGTTATTGTTTATATCTAATCAAACGCCCCACCAGGGGCATCTAAGGAGAATAAAAATGAATAATTATAAAATAACCACCCAAGGCATTGCCCACATCGCAGAGCGTTTGTTGACTGTCTGCAAAACAACAGCGTTTGATGGCTGGCTAGACGCAGACCTTATTGAATCTAAACGCTCACAAGAGATGCTTGGCGCCTGGGCTTCAGAGCTTGAAGATAAACTCAATAGCGGTGACGGGGATGAAATCGAAATATCTTCAGACCTGACTAAAAGTGGGCATGTAGAGTGGTTGAGCGTACCTGACGATTGCGTAGTTACAAATGAGGAATCCGATGAAACCCTCTGAATTTGCAAAACAGTTAGGCTTTAAGTCTTTGCAAGAAGCCTGCGAGCTAGTCGATGTTGCCCCTAGAACTGTTATTAACTGGCAACAGAGCAACCCACAGCGTTACCTAGCTATCATGTTGGGGGCCGCATCACTGAAACAAAAGTCATTACTGTCGAGGCCAGAACCATGACACTCCCTAACGCTGACATAAGAAACGCCGCACAAGACCTGCTTGATGCAATGGAGGAGGATGCTTGTGAATACGACCGAGCGTTTATTGATTTAATACAGCAAATAGCTGACGGCAAACCCTTACCTTCTGCGGAAGAGCCGACAGAATGATCACCCCACTGACAAACGCAGACTTAAAGCCACATAACTACTTGTACATATTGCCTTTCAATAATGATATGCATTTTAAAATAGGCGTTAGCTCAAATAATTACAGTAGAGTGATAAAGCATAACTCTACCTACGACATAAACTATTCTAAATCATTAATCGTACAGGCAAGCAGGGACAATGTTAGGAATTTAGAGCGAATACTATTAAGCAATATACCCACCACCGTTAGTAATGAATATTCTGGTAAAGATGGCTACACAGAAATTAGGGATATCAGCTATCTGGCAACTTGCCTTGATGACATCAATTATTTCAAATCTCGCCTAAATCTGAATATTACAACCCTCAAAGAAGAGGATATATGCCCTGCTCACCCCAAAGAATTTAGGCGTTTTCTAGTGCCGCAAAAAATGTCAACAGAACAAAAAGACTTAAAACTTGAGGAGGCCAATAAAGTACACAACATAAAAGCCATTAAAGACTGCATCATCCTTATGAGACAGGTAATTACGGAATATCCAAGGTTTCGTATATCTTATGACGCAAAATGGCAAATGTATGATTTGGAGTTGGACTTAAATGACGATGAACTTCAATCACAGCTTATACATACCCTATTACATGACAATATGAGTGTCTGGTTACGGAAAGGGTGTGGAGGCCAAAGTATAGGGGTTACGGAAATGTCCATTTACTCCAAAGGAGTAAAGTTTGCGCGCTTTGCATTTAGTGTTAAACATACTGCTTCAATAGAATTTCCAGTTGCATGGCTTCCTGAAGAGCTTGAAGCATTTGAACAATTAAGGTCATTTATGTCCAGAATTTGCGGCAAACAGCACTAGCGATCAAGTACCTTTTGACACGTACTTGAATTCTCCTCTGCGTCAGGCTCTGATTGGGCTTGACGCACTTCCTTATCAGGTGTTTTTATCAGGGATTTATCAGGGAATATGGCATCCCAGTTCGCATTAAACCGCTTAAAATCAGTCGGTCTTTGCTCACTGCCCTTACCCATCTTGTAACCCTCGCCTTAAAACGATATGCAAAGCGTCATCACGCACTTGGTAATCTGACACCAACGCCTGAAAACGGGGCATCCATACCTTTTGTGATCGCCAACGCCCTACTTCAAGGATACTAGCCAGACGCCTTACGCTCATCTCACTGTTACCTGACCCCGCGCATCGACTGCAGGTGGTTACCTTTGCCTGCTCAATGAGCTGCCCTACGCCATTACACGCACAGCACCTAGACGCTGATATCGCATAGTTTAAAGCAGCCAAAGCCAGTCTAATGACCACATCATCGGGCTCCGATTCACTGACCCGGTAATCGCAGTGTTCAGCCTCCGCGATTGCTAAACGATTAAGCTCAGAACGTGCTTCATCATCAAGACAGAACTTGCTAAGTGCATACAGGTAAGTGTGCCTATCAACGTGTACCAGGCAAGCCGCAATGTCGCCTGCGGTGATTTTGTTCTTTGACGTACCCCGAATCATATCGGCCTTCATCTCTGGTGCGCCCGGCGTCAACATGGCAAGTAACTCACTCATCTTTTTCCACCTTTTCAGCTTTTAATAGGGACAACAAGAATGAAATTACACGCTTAATGTCCCTATCGGTAAATTCATCATCAGCGATTACCTCCACTGTTGCTGTGCGATACCCGGCGCTATCTCGAAAGGCTTTAATTTTCATCGTCAAAGCCCATTGCTATCCGTTCCTCATGGAACTTAATCAACGTCTTAAACTCGGCTAACATCTCCCGATAATCTGCCGCATAAAGCTTTCGCTCCTTACCCTTGTCTCGAAGCATCTTTTCAACAAAGTCATGGCCGTAAAAGTCTTGCATCCAAAGCGTATACCAAGCCTCGCTACTGCCATGCTTCATACCAAACCCATTGCACCCTTTGCACTGAAAATGCACGTTGCAAATCTCAAGCGCCCAGTAGCTCGATGAACCTTTGGGAATAAAATGGCCCCCATCCCCGTCTTTCCAATGATGCCAGCCCCCCATGTCTTTTGGGTCGCAGGATACGCACTGGGCATAACCGTTAGAATTAGCCGCCGATATCCGAGCAAGCTTTTGAATTTGCGTCAAGCATTGCGCTCTCAATGTCTTAGCCATTTATAGACCCTCAATCCCTGGATCAGTAAGCTGATAGTTCGCACCCTGAACTCGCGCAAAGTCGGACAAGTATCGACTCATTTGCTCAGTGGACATTAGGCTCGTCACAGGAAAGAATTTCAGCAGTTGATCACATTGCTCTTCATAAGTAGGAAACGCCTGTATCGCCTTGAGCCAGGCCGCGTGAAAGTCAGAGTTTTCTGCCAACAAAATTGGAACTCCGTAATGCTTTTTTGCCCTGCACTTGATTTGATCGGGCGTATACTCTTTGCCCTGCTTTGAGACTTCGTTATACCAACAATGACTTAGCCTGTTCTGAGCATCTGATCGACGCTCCGTGTAAGATTTAATTTGGACCTGATAAGGCTTTTTGCCATCCAAAGCTAACGCCTGTATTTTGTCGATACACTGCTTTCTCATCAATTCTGTTCGCAACACCAAGAAATCCCCCATCATGGCACTAGCCTGCGACTCAGCCAGCCTTGCGAAAACACCTCTGTGTGAGATTCCAGTTGGCTTGCTGTGCGTTTTTTCTCACGCAACTCTTCGTGATAACCCGACTTTTTTCTGTTTAGCTCTTTTCGTAGCGCGGTGTATTCCTCTGCAGACACAAGATGCTCTGGCAAGCAATACGGCTCTTTGCCGAGGCGTCCCTTCATCGTCTGAGAGTTGACCCCCGGCGGCGTGAATTCTTCCGTCCATTCCACAAATTGACGATAGGTGTAAGGAATGCCTTCTTTAAAAAATTCATGCTCACCTTTAAAAAGACGTAGATTAGGTATGTTGGATTCCCCCATTTACTTTTCTCCTACATTATTTGGATGAAAGACAAGCTGCCAAGCGCCGCAGTCATCACATAAAAAGTTACTAAAAATGCCGAACGGCACATCTTTTTCATCAAGCTCGTGATCACCTAAAAATCGCATAGCGCCGCCACAAAGCCAGCAAGTCAAAACATCGCTCTCATCTTCGCTAAGGCTATTTCTCCCGCTTCCTTGGCAACCGCTTTGTCGTGACCCAAAAGCGCCTCAGGAGTCTCGTAAGGACGGTGTAATGCCCTCACCCGATTGGCTTCTTTGATACTGCCAATGATCCTATCCAAGTTAGGCCAGTCAAAATCCTGATTGCCCTTTGATCGTTCGTTTTTCAGGTAATCAACACCCGCATTTATTTGCTCCCTAGTAAAAACACCAATCTGGCTGGCATACATGCGTTTAGCAGCCACTAGCATTTCATCGGGGAAAGTGACCGTCATTTTTTTACTGCCGAACACTACTGCGAGTAGGCCAAAAAGATAGTTAGTTGCCTGCGTATCTTTTAACGGTCGCGGGTCATCAGAATGTGGCGTTGATGTCGAGCCATGCTGGATTTTCCGCACGACCGCCGTTAACTCTGCTTGCATTATTTTTCTCCCGCTCTTTTTTGAATTCGTGGTGATTTGATTCCCAGTTCCGAAAAGCTGCCTTCCAAGAGTCCATTGGAACGCCCCCAACAACCCAACCCTTCGACTGGTTGTAGTTAAAAAACTTATTTGGCGAACACTCAGCATTAATTTCAAGCTTGTAAGCCTCAATTTGCCCAAGCGTTGGAGCTTTGGATTTATGTATATTATTATTAACTTGTGTATTAATACCCTCGCCCTTTACCGAAGGGGGGTCATCGGTAAACTGACCAGGGGTATTCGGTAAACTGACCACCTTATTCAGCACTTTAATCGTGCGCTTTATGACCTGTTTTCCCTTGTACTCATGGAAACATTTGATATAGCCTTTTTTTTCTAAATCAGATATAACATCTGACACTCGACTTTTTGATAGCCCCAAAAACGCAGCAAAATGTGCGTTACTAGCAAAGCATTTATCATGCGAATCGAGCGAACCTATTTCAACGAGCAACAACTTTTGCGTCCAATTAAGCTTAGAATCTAGCCAAATCTCTCTGGAAATCCAAACGCCCTTAAAAGCATCAGCCGATTCGCTATTCACAGTTGGATTCAAAAAAACATGCATAGGTCAGGCGACCATCAGCAAGCTTTATGATCAGTGGAATGTCGTGAAGTCTGGGTGCCCGTTGACCTAGCCGGTATGCCTGCGCGCTGCGCTGAGATATACTGAGGGCTTCACTCGCTCGACGGTCGCCAAGCTTACTTAGGTACTGCTGGAATCTGCTTTTGGATAGTTTCATATCCAGAATTATACACATAACGTGGCTATGCGCTAGTATATATTTATACTTTTTCACATTAAGTGGTTAAATATTTATCTAAACGTAACGTAATTAAAATTAGTATAAAGGTAACGCTAGTCACGAAATGTGTTACGATGCGGCATGTCGAACTTCACTCACATCAGACTTAAAAGTCTCCGCGAAAGCCAAGGGCTAACTTTAGCTGGCCTTTCAAAGGAAACTGGTGATTTGCTTTCGACGTCAAGAATTGCGAATTACGAATCAGGGATTCGGGAGCTAAAAGTCCCCCAGGCAATTATTCTAGCTAAAGCTCTTAAAACAGATGCAGCTTTTTTGCTTGGTTTGTCCAACGTAAATGCGGAAATTTGGATCGAAGAGGCCGAAATGTCTGCCAGCAAGAAAGAGCTTTACGTATTAATGCAACAAGTTGCCAGGATGCAGGACACTGATGTCACTCAAGCTACTGCAATCCTTAAAGCGCTGATCAAGCACTCTTAACCTTCACTTGAATTTAAAAACTTATTCTCAGCCGACATTCTCGCTACGATATTGTGAAAAGCCTCGCTCGGGTTAGATTGTTCGTTTGCGGGTAATTGCTGCCTCCTTAACCTCACCTGCTCAATTTTAATTTGTCTAAAAAATTTTAGTCCAACTTGAACTTCATGAGGCTTTAATTTTTTAAGCGTCACAAACAGCATGATGTCTTTCTGATTCACTAGCCACCCACCTCCATTTATTTTTACACAAACCGTGCGTTCTTTTGCGCTATTTTTGTCGTTCTTGTTTTACTTTTTGTCGCCGGGAAGTAACTAAAACATTAGTTTGATCATCTTTCAATGCATCTTTGCATGTTTATTTTAATTTATTGGTTGCTTTCGTCACAAACTGTGGTTAATATTCGTTATCAATAACCACATTATGTAAATTCAACCACAGCAACGAGGTAAGGGAAATGTCAGCAACCAACGCACTGAGATGTGAAGACCCAAACAGAACCGGAAGCCCTGACGATTTTGATGAAATTAATGACTCAACTCCAGAGCTTTCGGACTTGCTTGAAGTCTTAGATGACGATGTCATTTTTAGTGAAGCATTTTCAACTACGGCGATTCAAGCCCCTTACCGTTGGCCCACCGGACACTTTCAGCGGTGCGCCAATTCTATGGCAGAGAGGCACTTCAAAACTGATGTGATCGACGCAATCGCACAGCAGGATTTTGATGCGCTCGGTCGGCTTGTTTCGAAGCTTGCCATTGACTATGCCGAGCGAATTTACGACATCCGTCACGGTTAAGGAGTGAATATGAATCTCAAAAATGAGAACAAAATTCAAGACAAATTTGATAATCATAAACTAGATTTTACCGAAGTGTTCCTGTTTGGAATGTTTTTTGGCGCAGTTGCAATGCTCGTTGTGCAAAACATGATTTTGGGGCTTTGAACATGACAAGTATCGAAAAACGCATAAACACTGTTTTAGGCCACGACTTAGTTTTAGATTTTTACGAATCAATTGAAAAGTGTCGAGGCCAGCTAGATTGTATCAACGGCCATCCCGCAAAAAGCAACCAAACACAAGCTTATTACGATGGCTACGGTGAGCGCTTTGATATTGAACAAAACGAAACACATTGGAGCGAACAATGAATTCATCAGAAAACATTAACCACTTGGCTACAGCCTTATGTAAAGCCCAAGCGGCTATGGGCGGCGCCGTAAAAGGCTCAGCCAACTCATTTTACAAGTCATCCTATGCCGACCTGACAAGCGTGATAAAGGCCATCAAACAGCCCTTTGCTGATAACGATTTATCGTACACTCAATTCCCCATTAGTGATGAAAATGGCATTGGTGTTGTCACCCGATTGATGCACAACAGCGGGCAGTTCATTGAGATGGGTTACACCCTACCAATCGTCAAGCGCGACCCACAGGCTGCAGGGTCGGCATTAACATATGCTAGACGTTATGCTTTGCAGTCAATGGCTGGTATCCCTACCGCAGACGATGATGCAGAATCTGCTGTCATTCGGGGTGATGACAAAAAAAATGTAATCAGCGATGCCCAACTGTCGGCGCTGACCGACCTGCTCGACAGCACCAACGCAGATGTAGGAAAATTTTGTACCCACTTCCAGATTGAATCAACAAAAGACCTTCTTGCTTTGCAGTTTGATCAGGCAATCGCCGCACTCGAAGCGAAGGCATCGAAGTGATCATTTTAGACGATGAGCAGGGTTCTCCTAGATGGCTGAAAAGTCGTTTAGGAAGGCCATCGGCAAGTATGTTTAGCAAGCTCGTTACTAGCACTGGTAAGCCGTCTGCAAGCGCAGAAAAGTATATAAACGACTTAGCTGCAGAAAGATTAACGGGCCGTTCAGAGCCGTTCTTTGTGTCTGATCACATGCAAAATGGCACCGACCGTGAGCCGTTTGCCCGAAAAGCTTATGAGTACATCACGGATTACGAAGTGCGCCAGGTAGGGTTTTGCCTCGACGATTCTGAGGAATTTGGCTGCAGCCCAGATGGACTAATCCTTGCTGACAACTTGCGGTCGGGACTTGAAATAAAATGCCCGGCACCGGGAACGCATGTCGAATATATGCGCGATCCTCAAAAAGGCGTGACAAAATATTTTCAGCAAATCCAGGGTTGTATGTGGATCACAGATCGTCCTACTTGGGATTTCTTTTCTTGGCATCCTCAAATGCCGCACGTTCTTGTCACAGTCCCGCGAGATGACAAATTCATTGAGAAATTATCACAACAGGTTCACCTAGCCGTGAACACAATTAACGAAACCGTCGAAAAACATACCGGAGAAACAATATGATAGTAGCAGTGAATTTTAGAGTAGATTTAAATAAGCTTGATCAGGCAAGACTATACGAAGGGAAAAATGGTAGCCGAACAGTCGATCTCACATGCTTTATTTCGCCAGAAGAGCCAGACCAGTACGGGCAGCATGGGGGCATTCAGCAAAGCACAACCAGTGAGGAACGTCTTGCAGGCATGAAAATGCCGTATGTCGGAAACGTCAAAGCCTTCTGGAGCGAAGGAGTGACAATTGTGAAAGAGGCACAGCCTGCATCTTTTACCACTCAGCAGACCGTTGCGCCAAAAACGAACTTTCAAGCGCCTGCAGCCGAGCCTGATTTTATAGATGATGTCCCGTTCTAATGGATACTAAAACGCGGTGGTGGGACTGGCATAAGGCAAATCCTCAAGTTTATGAGTTGTTTGAAAGCTTCACGAAAACAGCCATTGACGCCGGGTTGCCCCATTCATCAGCCTGGCTTATTGTTAATCGGATAAGGTGGGAAACGGCAATAGAGACAAAAGGTGATACCTTTAAAATCAGCAATGATTACATCGCTTATTACGCAAGGTTATTTATGAAATGGAACCCAGAGCATAACGGGTTTTTTAGGACTAAAAAATTAAAGGATGAAGGATAATGAACGACCAATTTGTGACGTTTGACGCGCTAAAGCATTTAACGGGGTACAAGCGCGATTCTGATGTGTCAAAGTGCCTAAAAAAACAAGGGATAGTCTGCTTTGCCGGGCGTAAAGGCCCGTGGACCACTATAGGCTTAATTGAGGCGGCACAAGGGCCGGAGAGAGAAGTTAATGCTGATTGATAAGACCAAATATTGTACGGATCACGGGGTTAAAGCTCACAAAGTCAGTAATTGGATGCAACGGCATTGGACAAAAGGATTGCATTATTTTGTAATAGGCCGTACAACAATGATTGATACTGAGGAGGTTGAACGATGGATACGCCAAAATACCCCAGAGGAATTTACAAACATGGCGACAATTTGCGAATTAGAATCTGGAACAAAGGAAAAATTGCCTACCAAGAAACGATTTCGTGCGACCCATTCTCAAAAAGTGACATTCGGAGGGTGGCAAAACTCCGCGCAGAGTTAAGCGTAAAAATAGGGCTTGGTTTATCGTTTATCGAAGAATCTGCCCCTAGTGAGTTGCAGGCTTTTTCAGCCATGGCGCAAGAATATATTGAGACACACACTGGCAAGTATTCAACCGTTTTAGGATATATAGGAATCCTTAACAAGTATTGGATTCCGCTTTTTGGCAAACACCCTTGCGTTGCCATTACAAAGCGAGAAATTAAACTGGCGTTAGCATCAATGGATGTTAAAAGCAAAACGCGAGATAACATCTTAGGCGTACTTAGAGGCGTATTAGATTACGCAGAAGTTCCTTTAAATCCTGCTGCACTTATCAAAGTAAAAAAACAACAATCTAAAGCTATTGAGCGATACACTCCAGAGGAGCGCGACAAAATATTAAATTGTTTTGTAGGGGACGTTTATGTGTATTTTGCTTTACTTTTTGGCTGTGGGTTGCGCCCAGGTGAAATAACAGGTTTGCTCAGAAATGATTTTGACGGAACTGATTGGCACGTTCATCGCCAAATTGTTCGCGGAAAAGTTGTAGAATCGACCAAAACTGCACATAGACGAAAAGTGTATGTCCCTGATTGGGTCAAAACCGCACTTAAAACTATTCCCCCAAGAATTGATAGTCCCTATTTTTTCGTTAATGACAACGGTGGATTTTTTAAAGATCAGAGGCATTTTAACAGGGCCTGGCTTAAAGCACATACGCGAAAGCAGATACATTATCGAAAACCATATTCCGCTAGACACACAAGAGCCGCTGAACTGTTGAGCATGGGTCTTTTAGCTCCAGATGCGGCAGTGCAACTAGGTCATTCTACTGCGGTATTTCTAAACACTTACTCTGAGTTTATTAATGAGTATGCAGCCAACCAAGACCCAAGAAGATTTGAGCCATTGCCAAGCACTGCCCATAAGCGTTAATTAAAGTTCTTGGGCAGTTTTTTGGGCAGTGAATATGCGATTAATGACTCTCAGTGAGTGTTGAGAAAAACAAGAAGTGAGGTTCTATGCACCTTTCAACCGTCATTGGGAATCAGTGAGAGTCAATGTCGCGGGTTCAATCCCCGTCGTCCACCCCATTATTTCCCTATATAAATCAATGACTTGCGGTTATTTTACTGAGAAAGATTGCTCTTTGGGCAGTTTTTGGGCAGTTTTGTTTTTTAGAAGAGCCTCAATAACACCATAAAACGGGTGTGGTCTTGCGGCTGTCTACATGCACAAATGTCTTCGCAACACCCACCGACATGCCCATAGAAAGAGCTTGTTTTACTATCGTTCTGCGCTCTACACCATTCTGTACTTTGATGTCTGCAGCTAGTCCCTGGCAATGGGTTCCAGTGCCGGGCTTTTCTTTGTTGATTTCAGCCGAATGCGTGGCCGATCTATACCCAGATGTGACCGTAAAACCAAATCCACAGCGGTCGCGTAGCTCGTCCAAAATCGCTAAAAACTCCTCGGACATTTCATTCTCGCCCGTTTCTTGGCAGTCAAATTCTGACCGTGAAAAATACCTCATTCAATTACTCCAAATAGTTTAAATACAAGCCAGAGGCACAAAGGTAAAATCACAAGTCCACCTGTTCCCCACAAAAGCGCAGCCCAAAATAAGGCAATATTCTCGGCTCGTTTCTTTTTGCGTAGATGTTCTGCACGTTCTCGATTCCTTTTGCACTCGCTTTGGAATTTAAGCCAGTCCGAATGCATGTCTGCCCGTCCCGCGTAGATCATATATTCCTTCAACCAGGCTTCCTGCTCTTTTATCTTCTCAAGCTGCATGAAGCACTGCAGTTCTGTTTTGCCACCACCTTTGTTCGCTTTTTTGGCTATCAGGGACTTATTATCAAAGAATTTGGTAGCCTGGTCCGCTACATCATAAAGCTCCTTTCCGTTGCTTAGAGCGCCCTTAATGACCTGAAAAGCTGCATTGGCAGCAGCTATCTCGGCAAGCATTACCTTTCCCTCTGGACGCCTTTAACCTTCTCGGCGGTCCTCATGGCCCCAAGACCTAACATGCCCATGAGTACACTTGTGAGAAGTGAACTGTCAACAGGTGGCACAACAACCCAGATGCCAATAATTGGCGCTAAAATCGTGGAATACAGTAAAGCAAATCCGCAAATCCAGCCGATTGCTGGCCTCCACCCGGCAACAAATAGGGATTTATGCGCCGCCTCTGTTGCATTGACCGTCAACTGCCCTTTAGCAAGCTCTAAAGCATGTTTGTCGGCCATTGTTGCTAATTCAAAGGCTAGGGCATTCTTTTGATCTTTGTCCTCAATAAACTTGTCCAGAAGGCCCGTTACAGGCCCAATCAATGCAGATAGCATGGTTATGTCCTTTTGATTACTTTCGCTCTAGCATCATCTTTATTAGCTGAGATAGGCGCTCATCAGAGGCTTGTGCAAGCTCTTCTTGACGCGACAATGAGTCAGCAATGTTCTTAATAGCCTGGGCGTTTAACGCGGTGCTAGTGGCGTTAGCATTTGATCTTTCGTATGTTCCCGCAATAATCTCGCTTATTCGCTCAATCTCTTTATCCGTAGCTTGTGCCTGGGCCTGCATAGCCCCATATCCGACACTAAACGACACTAACGCCGCAACGATTGGCAACGACCAACCGGGTAACGTAATACTTGATGTCATTTAATAAGTTCCTTTCCATACCCTAAATGCATCAAATTCACCTGATAGCATTTTCTTGCGAATTAGGTCTTTTTTAGCCTCGGTATCACTCCAAGACAAGCCAGCTTCTTTCATCCACTGAACGACGAGATGAATAGGTATTCTGCCGACTAAACGATTCTCGCCAGTTTGCCCTAGCCCCTGATCTCTAATTTGTTTGGCTTCTTCAATATATACGTCATTGTCAAATGTCTTCTGAATTTCAATCCCTTTCTCGGTAGGAATAATCTTTTCTTTGATCAACATCACTTTTCTCCAGACGATAAAAAGCCCCCCCTTTCGGGGAGGCTAATTTACAGCGTAGTTACGTTATTTTAAGAAACAGCTAGGTCAGCAATAAGACCGCTGGCAGCTTCATTCTTACATACTAAAGTAAGCTCCGTGACCACTTGACGAGTAGAGTTATCGCCATTTTTGGCAAGTTCTACGTTCTTGGTTGGACGCAATACTGCTACGTTCCACATATCATTCTGAGCAATCAGAATGTCTCGACCGCGTATCAAGCGGCTTGGTTGAAATTCAACCGTTCCCCACATCTGTTATACAAAGGCTCTTTATCCTTTGCTCTCCGGATTTCCCCGGAGTATCGGACTATATCTTCACCCTCTAAGGGTGTCGCGCACTCGTGGGCCTTTACCGTCCCAAAGGGACTCCATGACCTAGTCTCTGAACCTTTACTACATTGCTGTAGCACTTGGCTGCTGATTGGCTTATCTTTACGACTTAGCTTTCCAGACAATTCACGCGATTATCTCTTGCCACTTACGCAGCAGAGGCCCAAAGGAATTTAGGCGTTACATACACATCTAGCGACTTAACTACTTTTGCATCACCAGCTTGAACAGTTGACCGCTGGTTGTTGTTTCCGGTGAAACCTACATCAGTTATGCAAAGGCTCTTTATCCCTTGCTCTCCGAATTTCCTCGGAGTGTCGGACTATATCTTCATCCCGGTGGGATGTTGCGCGCTCGTGTGTCTTTATTGACTGTTCTAGTCTCAATGACTTAGTCTCTGAACCTTACTGCCGTCCCCGACAGTCTTGGCTGCTGATTGGCATATCTTTCGACTTAGCTTTCCAGCAATTCACGCAATTATCTTTTTTAGATTGCTCTAAAAAGGCCCAAGGGAATTTAGGCAATGTTCATTTGATAAGGAGACAGATAAACAGTATCTGGTTGCCCACCAGCAGTCCAAATGCTCTGCATAGTTGCATCAAAGATAGCCTGCGTAAGATCACGAGGAGTACCGTCATCTGTACGAGCGCCGCCAGTACCATTTGGAGCCGCACCAGAATTACCAGACGCAAAGCTGTCATTAGTAGTTAACCAAATTGGCGCACCACCTAGCTCACGAGCAGCGCTTGCACTACCTGCGACTACAGCGTTATTGGCGAATAGTGCCAACTCTATATCAAGTTTTTGCTCTTTGGCGACCTTAACTACTTGATATGCCATCTCGCTATTCTTACCTGCTTTTGACAAGCCTGCATCAGTATCAGGAACGACTACTGCGTTCTTGAAAATCTGAGTCCGATTCCCAAGCCGGGTAGTAGCTGAACGAGCTTCTGCACTCGTTGCATCCCCTTCGATGTGAGCATTCGCGGCAGCGGATCGCAATGAGTCAGTTTGATACTCATGCAAAGTTGCAGTTGCTTTTGTTTTTTTACAAGCAGAAAAAAACGGGGTGTCTTCTGGACTCACCGATTCTATAATTCCACTTAGGTCTTCTTTTATCGAATTTGATCCATCGTAGGAGTCAAACGTATTTGATGGTTGTGCCATGATAATTTCCTCAAGAAATGTTAACTGCCCAAGATTAACGCGACTGCGTCATCAATTGAGCCACTGGTTTTAAGTCGGTTCTGTTTATTACGAATTTCTTTAGCGCCTAACTTAACTTTCTTTGATCCTGCTTTTAACGGCTGCGTTCTCTTTTTGTGAGTTGCTTTTTCAACTGCCTTGCTTTTGCCTGCCACAATTTCACGATACTTTCTCGCGTCTTCCAAAACTCTTATTGCCCTATGGTCCACAATCGTCGATATCTCATCCGGGGAGTACCCATATTCATTACCAACCGCAAGCATCTGCTCTTTCATCACTTTGCCCTTATCAGGATCACGAAGATCAGGCATGATTTCGAGGAGCTTAGACATCTCTTGGTTACGATGTGCTTCTAGAGCTAAATTCTGGGCATGTGCCTGGTCATTAGCGACTTGTTGATACTGCTGCATTTCACCTTGGTAGGTCTGCATATCATGCTCAAATCTTGCGTTTGCTTCGACGTACCCGATGGGATCGGTGTCTAGCATGGCGAGGTCTGGCTTAATAGGCTGACGAGCTGCGCCTCCATTTTGCAGTTTCGCAAAAAGGTCTGTCACTTGCTGACGAGATTCAAGTAATGCGTTGTAAACGTCTTCAGTTTGCTTTCGCGCTTGAGCGTTTTCCTGCATTCCTTTTTTAATGAACTGTTGACCTGAAAACCCTTGCTTGAGTTCTTCGAGAGTTACAGCCTTTTCCTCACCATCAATTTTGACAGTGTAAGACTGGCTCTCCTGAACGGCATCGTCTTCGTCCTCACCTTCATCTTCATCCTCATCTTGTTCATCTTCATCTTCATCTTCATCCTGCGACTCAGGCTCCGGGCTTTCGCTATCGTCTTCGGTATACTCTACCTCTTCCTCAAGTTCAGCTTGTTCGGGTTGCTCTAAAAGCAGTTCTGCGGCACTTTCGATGCTGCCGTCCATCATAGGTTCAGTCGTTTCCACGTTGCTGTTTTCCTTTTTGTTTATCGTTAACCGCATCGTTCAGCAAAGCTGCGTTGATTTTGGTTTCGATGGTGGTAAGCGCATCAATTAAGTTTCGCGCTTGGTTGATCGCCTCATCGTCACGAGACTGGTTTAAAAAGACGCCAATGGCATCATTTCTAACATCTTCAAAAAGCTCCTTAAAGACATCGTCTTTTGCAAGACGGTCATATCTTTGCGCCTTTTCTTTTATATTCAAAACCTACCACCAGTGACTGCCTGGGCAGGTGAATCTTGTGGGTATCTAGGGATCGCCTGGGCCTGTTTAACGCCCTGAACGTCAACAGAGGTTTGGTACTTACCGTATATCTCAGCGGCCTTTACAAGTAAATCCTGATCCATTTGATCGCGCACCCGGTCATCCTGGGCAATCGCCTTTTGAGCATCAATTTGTAATCGAGCCATATCACTTTGTGACTTAGCTTGTGCCTTCATTTGCTCGGCTTGGAGGTAAGCGGCTGCTTGATCCATTGGAGGTTCTTGCGTCTGGGCCTGTTGCTGCATTTGCAATTCTTGCTCGGCAGACATTGGCTTAAAGTATCTGTCTATATTTCTTAATCCACCCATTGCCAGCATATCCGCTAGGGTGTTTCGGATTTCAGTCATACCAACCAAGCCATTTGCTACTCCGTAACTACTGAATATCTGGACCTGCATTTCAAGCGCCTTGGTCAGTGCGGCTAGTCGCTCACCTTCTTTGCCCGTACCCAAGCCTACGTTGACAGTAACGTCCATTTCCTTATTCCATGACCGAGGATCAACAGGCATAAAATCATTACCTGCAATCGCCATCATTTCTTTCTTGTCACAGTTCTCTATAGTCAGCTTTAACATAAGCTTGAAAAGCTGGGTTACGCCGCCCTCTGCCAGGTTCCTTGCCATTACCTCGATTTGCGTTGCAGCGCCCTGAATGGTTGCGTTAACCGCTGTGGCTGTTGTCCCGGTTAAGGCGTTAGGGTCTAGTCCTGAACTAGCTGCAGATACGCCTGTTTTTTGGTCTATCTGGTCATCAAAATACGCAACCGCTGCGAGGGTCTGACCTGCAACAAATGGAACTGTTAACTGGTTAATTGCGCCCTGCTGTTTGGTCCTGACTACCCCGCCGATTTCGTTATTTAGGAAGTCATCAATATTGACCTGACCCTCAACAATCTCAGTTCGCGGGTTATTTGTTAACGCGACATTATCCAAAACACCGCGCAACATTGCTGTCGCTGCGTCCTGCTCTGCAAACAGAATATCTGCAAGAGAATTACCTACCCAGGTGTGCGGCTCCGGGTCGTGCTGGAACATTGCAAACGGCAAATCACCCCACGGCTCGTAATCAAGTAGCTCATCACTACCCCCGCCAAGGAGAATCTTATGCATTGTTGGGTCGCCCGTACCGTCTACGTCAATTTTCATGTAGACCTCAGACACAACAACCTTTCTCATGCTTGGATCGAGCATCTGCTCTTCGTTTTCAAAAGAAAAGTTCTGGCGCTCAAATCGTTCTTCATCCGCAAAGTTATCGGTATCAGACGAGGTTAATTCAGAGACTGTTTCAAAGTCATAGCCCATTGCGACTAGCTCGCCAACGCGCATATCACGCTTGTGAACTACGCAATAAGCATCGTCAATTGAGGTGGCTTCAGAGCTAACAAAAAACTCTTCTGGGGGCAGGCTTTCAATGACGAGATCGCCGTACTCTTCGGTTACTGATATCTTTACATCGTGCTGGGTCTGCTCAATTTCCATGCCCATTTCATCAACTACGATGCTGACGTTTTGGGTGTGCGAAATAACCTCTACGGACGGGTCGTTAACAATTAAACTAAACTCCATGTCGGGCAGGTCTTGGTGATCGTAGGTTTCGCTTTTCTTTTCAATATTCCAGTAGCATTTAACAACGCCGCATTTCTTTAACAGCGAGTCACTAAAGGCATCTTGCAGCACCCGATAGCCGCCTAATTGGTTGAACTTGTAGTTCACATACTTGGTAGCTTGTTCACTAAACTGGGCATCTTCTGGCCCCATCGGGGCAAACTCAACAGGCTTGTCTGTGGATAAAAACACCCGCATAAGACTTGGCTTAATAGCGCGTATCTTGTCCCTAATCTTGGTGGCTACAACCTTTGATCGACCATCCTCTTCACCGATATCAACCCGGCCATCGTAGTAGCGTTGTGCTTTAAGTCGGTCAGAGACTATCTGAGAATTAACAAAATCCTCGGCACTATCCACGGCATCTGACGCAATACTTTTAATGTCATCGTCACTTAGCTTTTTGAGTTCCATATTTATTTTTTCCACGAGAAAAACCGCCAGTTAAGGCGGTATAAGTATTGAGTAGGGTTATTTAGTACAGGGCTTGGGCTGGATCAGCCTCAACGGTTTGTTGCCTTGCTCCTTGCGTAACGCCTTCTGAGAAACCTTTGGAAGCTCTATTAGCAAGTTCATAGGTATTCTTGACAAAAGCAGCTTGCGCCGGAGACAGTTTCGCACCTTCGCGAACCTTGTCCATTAACCTTAGTGCTTCCTGGGCTTCACGGCCACGAGACTGCGTTAATACTCTTGCCACTTCGGACAATATTTCATCTTTTTTGTCCGTCAGCGCGTCAGGCGTTTGCTGAGTAATTAGTTGGACAAGCTTTTTGGGTATATCTGTCAGTTCGCCTCGCGCTGCCGTCATAATAACGCCAGGCGCAAGGATATCGTCAATGGTGTCATTTAACTGCTTTCTAACGGCTGTTTTGGAGTTGCCTGACAGCCCATTAAGTAATTGCAATCCAGAAGTCACCTCGTCCAAGCTTTGAAATAATACTGCCGCCTGGTCTTCACCTAGTATAAGACTCAATTTTTTACGATTTGCTTTAGTCGATAAAACCCTCAACAGCTTGCGTGACTCTTCAAAGGTTGCACCAGATTTGTCATCTGCTACGCCACCAATATTTTTCTTGGTCTGATCAAGTATTGACTCTATTTGACTCCTAGCGCCTAGCCTAACAGCCTTCATGTCAGCATCTGTCGCGTTGTTTACAGCGTCCAACAATGTGTCAAATGTAACATTATCGTTTAAAAACTTACCGCCTAACTTCATTACTTCGGTTTCTACTATTTTCTCTTGCCCTAGTTTGATCGCGACACCATATTCAGGTACTGCTTTAATGCCTGCGTTTCTAAGCTTTTCTGAAAACTTTTTATATCCAAGATCGGCGGTGCGCTCATAGGTTTCCTGAAGTGCTTGTTTTAAATAATCTAACTGAATAACATTAGGCATTTCAACGACTTTAAACGTGCCGTCAGCTAGTTCTTGTGCCATAAACTGCATATTTTTTTTACCATCAGCAGCCATATTTAAATTGGCACTTTGTATCGCTTTTCTAAATTCTCTTGGCGCATTTTTAGCCAAATCACTCATAATTTCTTCAATTTCCATCCCTGCGTCAGACGCATAATCTATGGGTCGGCTATACGCCAGCTTGTACGCTTCTTCCCTGCCAGCAGCAGTTCTTTGTGCAACGGCATCAACGGCAGTTTGCATTCCTAATGGCGGCTCACCAAGGACTTCATCCATAAGCGGGCGTAATGTTTCAGCTTGACTGCTTGCTCTTGTTTCAGCAGCATCGCTAATGATCTGCCCAGCATTTGGAGTGCCAGAGTTTTGTATCGCATCACCTAGCGCAGCAATAGACTTATCAGCGTCAATGATCATACCGTCATCGCCAGCCTTGTTTAGCGCCGTGGTCATTTGCTGAAGATTCATGTTTTGCACAAGCATGGTATAAATTACGGCTGCAGCACCTGATGAGATATTTAACTGGTTTTGGAGCGCCGTGATACCTTTGCCTTTACGGGTCATAGATTCGATAAGATTGCCGCCATACTTCTTAATGACGCCACCTGCAGCGCCCATTGCCCTTTCAAGCGGCACTCCGATTACAGTGCCGTACACGCCGCCTTTAGCGGTGTCTGTCGCAAGACCTGCAATATCACCTTCTGTTAAGTCTGCCTCTGACTCACCAACGGCTGCTCTTGCGCCCTGTAACGAATTTCTTTTAATGACGCCCATTGCGCCCTCAACGAGAGGAGCAGGATTTCGTCTAACTAATGATGTAATAATGCCCTGCGTTATCGCGCCTAGCATTTCTCCAGAGAAAGCTGTTTTTGGGTTTTGCTTACTGTAGGCTTTTAACCCTTCTCTTACCTTATCCCTAGCCTGCTGATACGTTTGTGGGTTACCTGTAATCGCGTCTGGCAGATTACTCATTACAAACCCTTCTGCCTCGTCCGAAGTGTAATCAGTAAGCCCTTGCGCGAAAGCCCGTCCAAAGCCTGATTCAACAGGTGCAGCTGTTTCACCCTGCTCCCTTTTTAACTTTGCTGTTTTCCAAGGTTGACCGTTTTCTTGCGCTTCTCTTTCTCTTTTAGCTGTATTCCAAGGCTGCTGGTTTTCCATATCAAATACCTACCTTTTCCCACGACGATTCTTTTTCGATATTACCACCTATATACCGATGCCCTTCCTTAATATCGCCTAAGTTCATTTCTTGAAGCGCCGTATAAAAGTCCGAAATATTAGGCTTCGGTCCTTTGTAGCCTCTAAGGGTATAGTTTTTGTCAAAGTAATCAGCCATTGCCTGACGTTGTTGCCTAGAAATTTCCATCTGCTGATAAAGTTTTCTCAGTCGCCTTGCGTTATCGGCTGCAGACAGTGTTGGGTTGTAGGCTCTCGAAATTAACTGCTCGCCTTCTTTCTGTGCAAACTGCGATCCTAAAATAACTCTCAGATTTCTTTGAACAACTTCTTGAACCATCTCTTTGGCGTTTTCGGCGTCTGGGTTAACTAGCCCTAATAACCCAACACCATTAAGCATCCCAATTAATGGGCCTGTTAGCTCTTCACCCGCCTCTAACCTTTGCAGTACAGTATCTATCTGTGCCACGTTAGCCGACATATCTGCGCCACCGCCTCTAGTCCACTCCAGATGTTCAGTTGCATAAGCCTTATCAAGCTGCTCTAAACCTGGCGGTAATTTAGACGCAGCATTATTATTAACAGTTGTACCACCACCGCCAATCTTGCTTATTTTTGTACCATCACGGCCTTCAGTTACGTTATACATGGCTTGTGGGTCGTAAGCTCCACCACCTGGGCTATTTAACTCAGCACCTGACTTTTGGGAAATTATATCCCTGCCTTTCATTTTTTCTGAGGCGTATACTTTAAATATTTCCATATAAGCATTTGGGTTAGCTTGTATAGCCTTTAATGCAGCCGCCGCCAATGGGTCAGTTGCTGCTTGCTTTTGCAGCGCGGCAATCGTTGCGTTAGCATCTAGGCCGTCAAGCCGTCTGGTTTCGCCCATCTTAATGGTGTCAGCAGCAGACGCCGCTATCCCAGCATCAGGGTTTAAACGCATAGAGTTAAAGCCCATCTGTAACTTAGCCATCCTGACCGGGTCGGCTCTAAGGTTCTGAAAGCCTGTACCGATACGCGACAGTAAGCCTGGCTCTATGTCGTTGTATGATTCTTGGCTCATTGGCATACGATTGGCAACCGAAGTCGGGTCTTCTCGTACCATTGCACCTTGAGCTACTGGCATTGCAATCGCTGACATATTTGCTTTATTTGCCTGCTGCTGCTTTAAAAGTTCTAATTCTGCTGGTGTCATATTATCGTCCTAATGCTTTTGCGATCATTGCTCTAAGAGCCGACGAGCCACTTTTATCGTCCTCTTCTTTTTTTCCAAATTGATTTACTAGCCCTTGCCCGTAAGCCGCCATCGGAATACTGCTGGCTTGCAATAATCCACCGCCGCGCTGTACTGGGTCTATGACTGGCGAAACAAAACCTGATCCGCTATAACCTTCCGCACCTTGACCCATGCGCGCAAGATACGGCTGCATTTGCTCAAAGAAAGTCGGAGGCACAGCAGGTTCGGGTAAGTTAAGTCCTGCACTTGCTATCGGGGCAGCTTGTTCAGCGTTATTTATTAGCAGCTTTTCTATTGCTAATTTTTTTAACTTTTCTTCTGCGTCTTCGTTTGGATCGTACATATCACTATCCTTTCTTCATTCCCGCGCCAAGCGTCAAGTAATCAAATAACCCTGGCGTCTTGCTTGTGTTAGTTGTTTGTGGAACTGGCGAGGCACCTAGCGCCTGCGACAACAACCCAATACTGTCATATGGCGAGCTTTGATATTGGCTGTACTGGTTCCGCGCTGCATCAATTAATAGCTGATTAATGCCCTGTTTCATTGCGCCGTCTTGTGCCAAGTTACCTGTTAATTGCTGACCCATACCAAAACCAAGGTTACTGAGATCACCAAGCTGCCTACCTGCTGCCAGCCTTTGCTGTGATCCTGAGAGCCCTGCTGCCTGATTAGCCAGTTGTGCGTTTTGATTTTGCGTTGCGTTAAACTGATTAGCTTGATTGAAGGATGATTGGTTAGCTAGACCCGCAGTGTTCTTTGCTTGCGCTCCAAACTGTCGCGCTTGATTGAGTGAGGCTTGATTAGCAAGAGCCGAGTTATTTGCTGCTTGTGCGCCAAACTGATTCGCCTGATTAAATGCCGCCTGGTTAGCTAAGTTGGCGGTGTTGCCAGCTTGAGCGCCAAACTGATTAGCCGCTTGCTGCTGTGCGGAGTATTGCTGTGCAGCTTGATTAAATGCTGACGCGCCAAACTCATTGGCACGATTTGCTGCAGCGGCATTTGTCAGTCCTGCTGTGTTAGCGGCTGACGCGCCAAATTGACTTGCTGCATTATTAGCACCTTGATTAGCGAGACTAGCCTGCAGGGTACTTTGCAGATCGGTAAGACCCATTTGCTGTGCATTGTTAAATCCAGCTTGGCGCAGCGCAGAGGTTGTTTTAGCGGCTTGATCGTAATAGTTCCGGTTGTTCTCCGACTCGCGTAAAGCATGTCGAGAGCCACCAAAAGCGCCTGCTGCGGTAGCATTCGCGCCACTACTTTGCTGTTGCATTTGCCTGGCCCGGTCCATATCGCCCAGGGTGTTATCAATCACCTGGCTATCATACTGATTCATATACCGCGACAGATCAGAATCGCCAATTTGACCAGCTTGCACGTTGTTCGCGCCATAGCCCGTTGATCCAGCGTTTGTCGACCCGTATCCGGTTGATCCTACATTCGCAGCATTGAAACCTTGCCCAGACGCTTGTGCAGCATCATAGCCTTGGCCTGTTGAGCCTGCAGCTTGATAACCATTGCCTGACACTTGTGAGGCTCCATAGCCTGACGGCGAGATGTTATTCGGCTGGTAATTCATTTCACTGCCAGCACCCGCAATGGATTGGTTTATCCCATCCGCTGCAGTTTGATTGATATTTGGCTGTCTTGGGGCTGCAGCAATACTTGGTGGGGGCGGTGGAGTTGGAGTTGGAGTTGGATCAAACCCTGGATTCGCATAAGGAGGTATCGCACCTGGTTCGCTAGGCTGTATATCAATACCTGAAACTGGAGGTACATTACCGCCTCCTTTACCACCTGATGCTGGCGTGGCGGCAGGAATACTTGGTGGGGGCGTTGGAGTAAGCGGAATGTAGGGCAAACCTCCTGTAGGATCAACTGCGCCATCAATTAAATCTTCAACATTTGAATTCGCATTAAAAGGTATCGCACCTTTTTCGCTAGGAGGTACATTACCGCTACCTGCTGGACCGCCAAAACTTTGGGCCAATGAAGGAATGGCTTGGTGTTGGTAAAACTGGGTCGGGTTATTGAATTCCTCTATTTCAGCAGCCGTTGGCTGTCGCATAGGCGCAGTAGGAGTATTTGCGGCTACTTCGTTAGCTTTTTGAAAATACTGGGTTATACC